AAAGTAGTATATATTTTTTTGTTTGTAAACACCACTTGTTTAGTAATGTTATCTAACCATCCCTGTTGTTTTTTATTATACTTTTCTACTACGTTTATAATGTTAGAGTCGGATAATTTAAAACATAAATCTAATCCAATTACATTATCATCTCCCGTGTTGAATGAAACATTTACAGCATTAAAAACATTTTCCATACCTGCATTTTCATACGTAGAGTAATCAATTGAAAACGCGCCCGGTTCAAAAGCAATATCGCTAAATTGAGATAATGCGCTATACTCTCCGTCCTTATATTTATATCTATAAGCAAATGATATGAATTTATTTGTTATATAGTTTTCCTCACCAGGTACTAATATTAAATTTAATATAGGAGATGACGATGGAGGTGCTACAATTACTGAAATATCACTCTCATCAATTTGATCTACGCCTAAAATTGGAGCCGGGTAACTTCTATCTACATTTATTTTTCTAGGTGGATTTAAGTTATCCGTCCAAAAAAGTAAATTATCTATAAGGTTTATTCCTGTAATTAAGTATTGAGAATCAAAATTTAATACAGACTCAGATAAAACATGGTATCTTAATAAATTATCATTAGTATTAAAAGACACAACCATATCTACAACTGATGAAGTTATAAACCAATATAGAGTTTCTTTAGATCCGTTTTCATAAGCTCCAATACATACTGCATCAGTTAATACAGATCCGTTGTATTGAAGTGTTGTTAATTGAACGTTACCCTTTGTGTTTTCTAAGGCACCTACGCTATTTTTTTCTGTAGATCCAATTCTGATGTTAAGTCCGTCTACATATTCACCATTAGGAATTAAACGTTCATCAAAATCTTTATTCATTCTACCAGAAGAAAAATTAGTTTCTGCCGAGCTAGATTGATTTCTCATATTTTATTTCAACATTTTATCTCGGCCTCTTAGATTCATTAACAATCTTCCAGGGTGAATATTACTTAATCTTATTTTAGCATTTCTTAAAAGAGCTGTTTTGTCTTTCTTGGCTCTATTTACAATGTACTCTTGAACTCCAGTTTTAGAATTTAAAATAGCATACTTTATATACGCATACATAAACTCCTCTATAAGTTTGTTAACTGTTATTTTAGAGTCATCTCCATTTTCCATTCCGTCAGAAATATATTCAAGAATACATAATTCACCAGCCATTCCAGAGTTAAAATTAATAACTCCTGACTTTTTGTCGATTCTGTAAGTAGGATTAATATTAGCAGTCTCAGTATTTAAACCAAACTTAGCACCTACCGGGTAATTAAAATACCAATTCCCCTCAAAATTAACCCCTTGCCTTCTATTAAATATTCCGCCGCCCAGATACATTGTTTTTTGAAGGTTATGTATTCTATCAAAATCTAATATAGATGTACCTTCTAAAACATTACCGTCCTGATCAAAGAGCACTCGACAGTTATTATCTTGTAAATAACTATTAGCATAATTGACTTGTATGTTTTCGGTTAAAGGTCGTAACTCTCCATTTTTATAAAGAGACATCCTAACGTAATTTACATAATCATTAGGAAGTATAAATTTAAGATCATCACATATGCTAATCTCTAATACTTTTACTTCTTTAAGCGCGTCGTAATTTATTTCTTGAATAGCTCTTTTTGCATGAAAAAGAACGTTGTATTTAGATACGTTGTTGATTAACTTATCATTACCAACATACATTAGCATAAAGTTATTTACAATATCTTCTAGGGAAACATATTGATATGATCCCCAATTCTCTCCTTCTGGAATATTTCCAGAATTCTCATAGTATTGATATCCGTTTAAGTATGCCATTATTATCCTTGTGCTTGTTGATTTTTATTTTCTTCACTAACTCCTAATGCAACAACTTCAGAGTCTCTAATAGAAACACCGGCAAATTGAAGTATTTTAGATACTAATAATGGTTCATCTGTTAATGGTAGCTCAAAGTCTTGATAATCAGATGCTGATTGATCAAATAAAGGCTCACCATCTGCAAAATTAACATAAGTCCATTTAGGATCTTTAGGGTATCTAATGTATTGGCCGATAATTCCATTAATTATACTATCAGGATATACGTTTATAACGTGGTCTTGAGTAGAGTATACAGGGAACATTCTAGATGGAGCTGTCAAGTTAGAAGATAGTAAGTATACCAATTTATCTTGGGTAACCTTATCTACTTCTTTATTTCCGTATCTTATGTTGTTCAAAAAATAACACTCATCCGGAAGAATAAATGAATCTACATTATAAATCAAATCTGTAGTAACAGATAATTTTTCAATTACATTTTCTACATTTCTAACTATATCTGCAAATCCACTTCCTGATTGTCTTAAATTTTGTTTTATTATCCATGTATTGTATTGATAGAAGTAATCTTCAAATACATCTAATTGAGCCTGCTTAGCGTATAAATTAAAATCATCTGGAGTTATATATCCAAAATTATTTTTATCTGCCGCAGCCATTACAGTATTTCTTACTGAATTTATC